CTCTCAATATTATACCCGAAATTCTTGTCAGTTGTTCTGAATTCATTTATATACCGAATTTCTTTATTATTGAGTTCTTCAATGGTTTGTGCGGTGTCTATGATTGAAAATTCAAAACTGTCCCAACCATATTTATTGAAAGCATGATTTAAATAATCATTACCCAATCCTCTTTTATAATCGTTAATTCTATCAGCAAACGAACGAATTGTTTGACCCACATATTTTTTATTGTTGATCCTATTTTTTATCAAATAAATAATTCCAATAACATCAACATTCCTTTTTGGATATGGTTGTATTAAATGTTTAATTGAATTATAATAAACTTGATTTTGTTGTTTATTATCCATAAAATAAAAATATCTTTTTTTACGATATTGAGGAAGAAAAATGGCGTTCGGATAATGTTTTAATATTTCATCTTTTTTCATTGTCCCAATTTTATTTCTAATCCATCTACTATATCGAAGTTTTCCGTCAATTAAAACAGAAAATCTTTTACTTTCTTTATTATGATAATAATTTCCAGACATGACACCAACGTAATGCCAATTTAATGATTGATAAATAGTTCCTATTTCACCCGCCGCATTATCAATTGTTGCTGTAATTATCCTGTATTTAGTATTGATTTTTATCCATTTACACACTCTTGAGATAAAAAACGATGCTGTGTTTTTTGGTGTCCACCATAAACAAACACCTCTACTTAATAATAAAACCTTATCACCAAAATTATATTTTTGCCACACTCCCGTATTTTCAGCATAATCAATACTGAATGTCAAAACACCCCCCAAAATTAAATCGGTTTTAGTCCTGAAATAAATTCCAAAACAATAATTAACAATATATGGCATTGTTTTTAACCATTCGTATTGTATAATGATATTACTTGCTGTTGATTTATCAATTTGTTTAATTTCACATTTTTTTAGTGAAATTTCTGATGGATTGAAATTGAGTTTTTCTGTGTTTGATTTTTCTTTTCTTATTTTATATTGATGTGCTTCCATAAAAATATGTACTAATGCAACGTAAAGATATAAAAAAAGTTGGATAATTCCAACTTTTTTTATATCAAACAGTGATTATTTTATTGTAAATCACCAATTCCGAAGGTCTGCAAGCCATCGCAGAAGATTCTCCCGTAGTAACGGTTGAGAACCATCTTCTTTGCATACCTGGTCATGATACCCCTGATCGGCGTGAAGTCGAATGGGTTGTACATAACCGGGGTCAACTGCATGGGAACGTAGGGGGCGTATATGTATCCGGTCTCTAAAATACTTGTCCCTTTATGTCCAATTAGGATAGTATTTGCGGGTGCATAAGGATCACGGTAAACCATGTAACGGCCACTCAGAGTACCAATTTTTTCGATACCCATGTTATATTTGTCCTGTTCAGGAGCAGCGTTGCTGACGTGGAAATATTCCAAGTCATCGAATACTGCACTTACTTCAGGGGATACAACTACCCAAGATGCGCCACCACGGAGGGTTGCTTTATGAATTTGTGCTGAAATCTGGTTGATCTTGGTGATCAGAGTCTGATTCCAGTCTTTCTGCGTACCGTAGTACGTATTGCTTTGCCTGCGGAGTCCGTTATAGTCCCAACGAGCAGTCCAAGCAGCACCACGCCTCAAGTCACGAAGGATTTCACGGTCGATTTCAGCAGCCATTTGTTCTGACAATAAAGCAGTCAGTTCGGCTTCGGCATCGATGTTATGGAATGCACTGACGTCCTGTGCAAGTTCGGGTGTCCACATAGCACGCATTTTACGTGTTTCAACAGCCACGGTTACTTGGTCAAGAACGAATGTAACTTCAGCCATACGGCTGTCTTCTTCAAGGTCACTGTAGACCCTGTAAGTCACAACGAAGGTCGGTGTGGTTGCAGCACTCATTGCTTGGTAACCGTTTGTTCCGGCGTATTGTACGTCGGCAATCAAAACGATTTGTCCGGCAGCATTAACGATAGCCTGGCCATATTTTTGAACCTTCACGTTGAAAGGAATGGCATCACCAGCAACGATGTTTTGTTCGGTAAAACCAGCCGGGGCAACAAGGTCAACACTTGCAACAACTTTTAAACCAGCAAGGAAAGTTTCAGTATCCATTGGAACACCAGTGGGACCGATAAGTTTGCCCTGTGAATCAGTTGCAAAACCACCAACTGTTAGGGTGATGAATTTGTCAGTTCCGATTGTGAATGTTGAAGCGGTTGTCGAACCAGTTACAACAGTGATTTGGCCTCTTGAACGGTCGAACAATGATTCGCCTTCTTCATTGTATTTAGTTGCGTAAAACGCATCGTACAACGAACGAGTTTCAAACTGTGTTGGGGTTGCATTGGTTGCGGCATTTTCATAAGCACCGTTAGGTGATGTATGAGTACCCCATGAGCCATCAGTCGGAGTTTCAGGAGCAGTTGCAATTTGGTCTACCCTGTAACTTGCTTTTGGATTGATGTAATACAATTTACCTATCGGTAAATTCAGTGCCTGCACAGACACGATGTCGTTCGCCAATAACTTAGCGAAGACCCTGCGGATTACAGGAAACGCAACGGTTTCAAATTGTCCGCTTGATGCCGAATCGGTCGATTCGTTGATCATATGGGACAACTGATTTTCGAAAAGTTGTGCACAATTCTCTTTCACGTTGCCTTCCAAACCTTCCAACAGACCAATTTTCTGCCATCTGTTAGTAGTTATTTCTCTTTGTTCACGGAGTTGTTTTAATCCAATATTACCAACTTCCGCACTTTCTGTTAAAAATCCCATTGTATAAATGTTTTTTAAGTTTTACAGATTATTTTTTTTGTCTCCACGTTCCACGTATTCCATGAGCCTCTTGATTTTCTTGATGTGCTCATCATTTTCGTAAACGGTTTTTTCCACTACTTCGTCGAGTTTCTGTTTGGAGGACGGTTGGATCGAAGTCGCAGCCTTCCTTTCAATAGTCTCAGTAATCGTCTTTTTGCCTTTCTTCATTTCTGTCAGAACGGCTTTGTACTTATTTTGCGATTCGACGATGGTGCTGACTTTTTTGAACTCGTTAATTATCTTGACTTTATCGTCTTGAGTCAATGCCAATTCTTCATTCACCAAAAGATTGTTCACATGAGCAAGATTGGTATTGAATATTGCCATCTCTTTCAATTGGTTACGATACTTGCCAAGTGCAGTTTTATACCCTTCAACCAATGTTACCACCGATTCCTTGTACTTCCTGATCTCGTTCAATTTTTTTGTGAGTTTTTTATTCTCCTCGATCAATCCGGTGAGTTTCTTACTTTCTTCGACGCCGTAGGGTCTCCTTCTGCTTAACTGCTGCGGACTGACATAATCGTTTCCTGGGATAGTGGCCAATTTACCTTTATTTGCCGAGTGTGATATTCCTAATTGTTCATCAACCGGTTTTTCAGCACCCAACACCGCCCTGACATCATCGTCTGTGATACTTTCATCATCAACTTCATCAATCATGGACTGCGTAGGACCGCCATTTTCCCTGCCGGGAATGCTTTGCTTGCCACCTTGGTTCTTCTGTTCACTAAAATTCGTGACATCAGGAGATGTACTGTCGGGTTCACCAGCATTTCCCATATTTTGTATCAATTCATCAATTCTGTTTCTTGTATCAAGAAGTGCCTTTTTAAAGGGATCACCTTCCTGACCTGTGGGTTCGCCTTGCGTGTCAGTACCAGGAAGTTCTGGACGAGGCAGGCTATCCATATCACTGAGTTCTTCACCCAAATTTTCCATCGAAGCAATTTCTTCTTCGATTTGTTCCATTGTGAGGATTTCATCATCCTCGTCTGCATTTTCCAATGCAGTTCCGACACTGCTCGTGTCGAGTCCTGTTATGTCAAATTCTTCTTTCAAGTTCGAGATCGGTTTGCCGGATTCTGGTTTTACTTTATCGGTGAATATTTTACCCTTTTCAGGTTCACCCGATTTTCCCAAATTCGGAGTGTCGGATTCAACGTCGCCAACAAAATCTTTTTCACGTTCCTCTTCAATTTTTTGTGTGCCTTTCGGTTTTTCCTTGAAGGGATCGCCATCACCAACGGTGTCGGTAATTTTTACATCTTCTTCCACTTGTGGAACTGCTTTCGGTTTTTTATCGAAAGGTTTGCCAACTACGTTTTCTTTCACGGCTTGTTTAGCCTCTTTTCCTTGAGTTTTCATAACAGTCTCTTTGTTTTGTTCAGTACCATCCTTATCGGATTCTTTTGTTTCGTCCAACTTCCTATAGGACTCTTTCGCTGATTTGTTTTTATTTTGTAATTCTTCTTTTAAAAGGTTGTTGAAATTATCGGGGAATTCCTCCGCTAATTTCTGTTTAGCATTAGCCTTTGCAGCCTCCATGATTTCATCATAATCAGTCAAGGCTTCCTTTAATATCGATTTTTTATCATTTGCCATATCCTTAAATCTCGTATCTAATGCGATAATTTTTATATAAATACATAATCATTATGAAAAAGCACAGTTTTCATTAAAATTCTTATTCATAAGAATTGTCTAATGTATATTTACTGCACATTTTACAACAGAAATCTATTGATAGCATTCACAATCTTCTTCTCGTTTTCATTGAGATATAGACCGTTTTTCTTTATATAATTTTCACCAAACCCAACATTATTTTGTTTTTCGGGGAAAAGATATGCACCCGGTGTACTTGGTGTTGCCACAAGGTCAAAACCAATTAATTCAAAATCGTTTTGAACAAGATTTTCACCATTAATTTCCTTCAACGTTCCGACACCACGGGATGAAACCCCCAATTTGATTTTATTTTGCAGATAAAGGACAATTTTATCACCAATAACAGAGCAAACACCAAATTTTATATATCCCGGCGATACAATTATCTTCAATTGGCCGAACAGGACATTTTCTTGCTCACCCTTTCCCCACCACATCTTTGTAATCATGTGAGAAAGGTTTGCAAGGGAGATTATTGAAGAATTTCCTGTCCAATGAGACTTACCGTTTACCCTTACAAAAAAATTACCGTTTGGCACTCTGATACAAGCGATTTTATCATTAAAATCGATTTCCTTTATTTTTATGCTTCTTTTATCAAGCCAAATATTTTTTCTTTTAGATATATTTAAATTATATTGTATTCGACTGTTATTGGATTTTATTAATCTCGGAATTTTAATTTCTTTATTAATGGTTTCTATCGACCCATCGGATAAGATCAATTCTTTTTTTATGATTTTAACATCATTAACCATTCTATTTTTAGGACGATATACTGTAATGTTTCCATTACCTCCGATTTTTATTAAAATCTCGTGTAAATCGTCAATCAGTTTTTTCGATATTGAAAAAACTGATTCTTTATTAGACCAATTTTCATGTTTAGATTTTATCGATCTACCATCCCCAAGCATGAACCATTCAAAAAATATTTTCAATAAATTTTTTGATGCTTGTTTTAATTCAATTGGTATATATTTGTTATATGAATCGCCTAAAGGAAATAAATAATTATATAATCTTGCATCATTAATATGATATTGATATTTATCATCGTCATATTTTTGAATCCATTTATTTTTAAATGGTAGTCTATTAAATAATTCATCAAATAATTTTCTTTTTTCTTTATTTTTTTGTGTTATTACAACATTATAACCATTTATTTTATATTTGGATTTTACTCCAATTGAATGTCCTTCTGCTAAATAAAATCCCATAAACGCAAACCAATCTTCAGATTTAATATCAATTGATTTTGTATATTCATTTATAAGATCATGTTTTAAATTAAAACTTAATTCGTTTTTACTTACACCTTTTAATGTGAAATATTCACTATAATTTCCATCCCATTCTCCAATTTTTAAAATTTTATATTTTCCAGAAGAAAATATGTTATTTTTATTTTCATAAATATCTTTTGCAAAAACATAATTTCGTTTTTTATTGTTGGCATTTTCTAACAAAAACCTGTGATTACCAGTAACAGTTAAATCAATATTTAAACCGAAAAATTTATACATCTTACCATTATAATCCAAATAAATTTTCTTTTTAATTTTTTGAATTTCAATTTGGTTAGTATTAATATTTAATGTCAATATTTCTTCATTATTTGAAATATCTCCAATAAATTTCCAACCATTTTTTGTGAGTATTTCTGATTCTGCAGCATACACACAATCAGGATGATCGGCTTCTGATACGGCACAGTTGTTTTCAATCTGCTCACGATACATTTCAACTTGAGGAACGAGCACATCCCTCGGATAAATTCTACCATTCTTGTTTTTAACTCCCCATTTTTGCAATATACAGTTGATTAAAACAGGTTCGTTGGGTTTTAACTCGAAATTCTCATTGAGTATGTCTTTAACAATATTATCGTTAACGTATCCGGCATCATGCTCAATCAATATTCCGAACCCGGTATCGCCCGGTTGTAGTATCTTACTCATAATAAACCATCTTTTATATAAATAGTTAGGATAATCATTTTTTGTTTATTATAAATAGTCTGAAACTATCATTTTTCATTTTTCATATTAAGGTATTTATAAGTATAATTCAAATCAATGGCGAGTAATGTAATAATGATAGACCCCAATAGTGATAAAAAATTGGGTGTTAATAGTGCGAACATTAACAATAACATGGTTAATGCAATCCCACAATATCAAGACATGTTCATATATGCTGAATTACTTGCAACAAGCAGGGGTAGAACAGTTATTGTAAATGGGACAGAAGAGAAGACCGGACTTGAAGAAACAATAAGGGTTAATTTTATTGGTGTCGATCAGAACGAAAATAAATTTTTGGGTAATCCTAATTATTTAAATTTTACTACGAATTATTACGACGGTAGTACGGGTGAGAATCTGAAATTCGAAAGTTTTGGAATAAGTAGCATCAAGATAACCATCAATTCATCTTTCGTACCGCAAGTCAATATACAATTTGTTGATATTAGGGGTTTGTCTTTCTTTAACCAAGAAAAATCGCCATATAGAATATTATTCAATTTTCCTCCACCAATATTCGACCTGACTGTTAAAGGTTATTATGGTAAAGCATTAAGATACAAATTACATCTTGTGAAATATACATCTGAATTTTTGGCTGATTCAGGAAATTTCGTGATTGATGCAAACTTTATCGCAATAACATATGCACCATTAACTGACATACCTTTCAGATATGCAGTCAACGTACCATTAATTAATAACAATGAGTCCTTGAGTTCACTCAAAACAAATCCACCAAGGAATACATTTGAACTCATATTAAAATTACAAGATTTATATACAACCACGCAGGATCAAATAAATAATTCTAAAGAAGTAAAGGAATATGATCTCAATAAGAATAAAATCGAAAAAATTGAAGACGCTATTGTCACATTAAAGGATTATAAGAGTGAATTCACAGAATTTAAAAACCTTTACATGCGAAAAAGATTTTTGGACGAAACCATAAAAAAATGGATTTTCAGTAACACGAATCTAACGGAATATAACGAAATAATAAGAAACCTTCATACAGATGGTTATCCTTCAGATATGGAAACGAAATTAATACTTCTTATTTATCCTTCAAATACTCCAGATAATTTAGAAATCGCCAAAAATAAATTTGGTGAAATAAAATTACGCTTAATTAATACATTTACAAGTGGTGATATCGGATTGACCGAATCAATTAACGAAGGTGATATATCCAATCCAACTATACTGAATTTAACCGATGATAAAGTATTGATGTTTATTGATATTACCAAATACTATTTAAAGTTAAACAAGAACCTTTCTGCGCTCAAACAAAATATGGATGTATTATCTCACACAATAACCACTGAAATAAACAATACTGTTTTTGAAAAATTGGGAATGCAGCCGACAATTTATAAGATATTCGAAATTATCTGTAATGATGTCGACACATTTTTCGAAAAAATGTATAAAACGGCAAAAGATGCGGAAGAACATCACAATGATGCCGATATTAAAAAAATGATTGTGAACCACGGGAATTACAGTGACGTGGGAAAAGGAAAAACAGACAGTCATCTGTTTTCATTCCCCCTTGTAATTAATAGGATTGAAAATGGGGCAAAACGGGAGGAAAGAATTGCACCCATCGAAATGAGTAAAAAATGTACAAAACCGTTCCCAGAAATAACATTCGTAGAGGATTTCGTTAAAAGTTTCTTTACCCAGGCTCAACTTGAATATCAAAACATGTTAAGGGGCGAGAAAAACGCCGATGGTAGCAATATTTGGTTACCAATATCACCCATAGACGCTGAAATTGTCAGTGATTCATCAAGCCCCTACATGTTCAAGAACAACATGACTGAAATCCTTCAGGTTGTCATGCGAAGGTTTTACATGATATCACAATATGTGATTCCAAGTCTTTTTTACAATAATAATGCTGATGGTAAATTATACCTCGATCTTTATGCTGAATCTGAAGCGGTAAACCTCGTATCATCATTGGGTACGATGAAAGAAATAAACCTCGGTGAAAATCTGAAAGGTAAGACCGTAAAGAATCTTTCGAACCAATATTACACAAATGTTCAAAATTTTTACAACGATTTAGCAAAACTTCTTCCGATGGAATATAATTTTTCGGAAGAATTTATTTCGGTCGATACGAGACATTCTGCATATACTGACAAATATAATTCCGGTTTCGAAGGTGTCATGATTCTTGATGAAGACACGTCCATCAAAAAACAGGTTGAGGATAATGTTGGTCCAATTGGAAAATTTTTGAAAGAATCCAAAAACAAACAACATAAAAAAGATTCTACAAAATTTTATGATTTTACCCAAGACAATCTTGAATATCTTATCGATTATAAAAGAAGTGGGAAATTTGGTGATTTAACCGGAATTGGAGAAGAAACCACAGAAACGAACATGGATACCAGATTTTTACAACAGAATTATAATCTTATTTATGTTAAAAATGCAGAAACCAACCTATTAAAAATTACAAGCAACACAGACCTTTCAAAATATTTGTGGGTTCGTAATACCACCTATAATTATGTTGGGGATTATCGGGTTACTACCGAAGTAAAGGTAAACGTACTTAAATGGTTTACAAATATTGTCGAATTATGGAAATATTACATCAGAAATTATGGTGAATCCAATAAAAATATACTTTTTAGTCTACAAGATGATGCGAAGAAGATAATAAGTGCTGTGGTTTTATTATCCAATTTTGGCAATGCGATGAGTCCATTTAACATACATCAAAAAAATCTTAATGGATTTGTATTTTCAAAACCAGGAATTGTTGAAATACCTAATTTCGTGGCATTATATATGGGAGCGATAATTTATGCTAAAACAAACGAGTTCGATACAGATATTCTCAATTATTTTCAAACCGGTGAAGGAAAAGTTATTTCCAATAGAGGCGCATTAATAATTGCTGACATGGCCGATTGTGACAAATATCTTTCAGAAAACGACAAAACCGAATTCAGACAGTATTTCGAAACGTTCTATGTCAACGAATTTGATGGTTATATGACAAAAGTCAATGAAATGTATTCCACATATGTTGCAGATAAAAACGAAAAAACATTAAAAAAACTCTTGAACGAATCGGAAAATGGGAACGAAGGAAATTATTTTAATGACATTATTGAACCATTGATCAAAAGAATTAATCTCGCCGTCCACAGTCAACTTACATTCAAAATGAGTACGGAATACCTTCCGCACTATACATCAATCGAAGCATTGAATAAATCCACGAGGAAAACAGCAAACAATAGTTTTTTTGAACAGTTTTTCAAAAAGGTGTATACAGAAATTGGTAAAGTCGAAGAAAAAACGAAAAAGGAGGAGGCTGAAAACGAAAAGAAAAGGGGCGATAAAGACATTGTAACCCAAACATATTATTCATTCAAGAACATCAACGACAAATGGGTCAATATTCCAACAAAAACAATGTCAAACAGTGGAACATATGGATATCCATTTAATCGGGAAGAAAAACGTTTGATTGATTCATTCGTCTTTGTCGATAGGGCAATGAACCCGATTGGTGACACCATGATTAACGCAGAAATTCTTATGGAAATGTTCGACGATCCAAATATCAGTGTATTTAGCGTTCTTTCACAATTACTTTCGTTGAACGGATTCGAATTCTTTCCGCTCCAAAATTTTATGATAAATCAATATGAATGGGAAGATGCGTTCAAAATTGATACGAGCGGTATTGTTAGCGACCGTGCAACATTCGTCTGCATGTATATTGGTGGCACATCAAGTTATCCGACGCACAATGGTAACGATTTTGAAGATGATGGTATTGAAAGCCTTGATTCAACCGATGCGGGAGATTTTCATTCTTCTGATTGTTCTGAAATAAAAACAAATTCAGAACAATATGATAATCAGGAAAACAATAATAAAGATTTTCCATATAGACAAGTCAAGGCATTCAAGGTTCGTTTTGGGGAACAAAATCAGTCGATGTTTACTAACATAAAAATCGATAGTAAGGAATATCCTGAAACTAATGAATCTATTCAAATCCTGTCAAGACTTGCGGGCGATAACAAACAGCAAGCACCGATTCCGAAAGGACAAAATCTTTACAACCTTTACGAAAATAGGTCTTATAAGGCAACAGTCGAAGGCTTGGGAAATGTTATGATACAACCAACACAATATTTCCAATTGGAAAACATTCCAATGTTCAATGGAGCGTATGTAATTCTCAGTGTTGAACACAATATTGTCCCAAATAAAATGACAACTTCCTTCTCAGGTACGAAAATATTGAAATTCCCTGTTCCAAGAGTTTTAGATGCATCGGCATTAATGGGTTACGATTTTGGATATTCTGATGCAACCGGACGTGGTGCTATGAGTGTGGGTGATATTGTAGCGGGTGCAAGTGCTTATTACAATCCTGATCAGGCAAAATATAAATCAATGTACGATTTTAAAATACAATAACATGGCATTCACCGAATTAACATCACAAGGAAAAGATTATATAAAAAACTCGGTAAATGCAGATTGTTTATCGGGAAAGAAAACGATGCCGGGAGTGAGTTTCGATAAATATATAAGTGTTTACGGAGAAAACCCCGGCTCTAAGAACTTCATTTGGAAAAGTAAAACAATTACCAACCCTGCCACACTTGCCAACAAATTGATTGAATGGTATGATAAATACGCCAAAATTTACAGTATGAATGCCAACGTCTTGGCAGCACAATCTTTTGTTGAATCTAAATACAAATTATGGGATTTCTCAATAGGCAAAGATGAATCAACAAATACACAATATCCTGCGGCAATGGGATTAACCCAATTTGTCAAAATAACGATGAATGGTATTGCAAGCCACACAGATAGTTACAACGGTATTACCCCGGTTTTCACGAACGCAGAAAGAAATGTATTGTATAAATATACGAGTTCTACTGAATATGACAAACCGATAATGCTGCAAAATATGATGGACAATCCCGAACTCATGATCAAAGCGCAATGTATGTATATGAAATACTGCGCAAACCGTGCGAACGGATTGGCAAGCAGCGCATTGTTCGGTTATAATAGGGGTGATGGATATATCAGTAAGATATCCTACACCGATACAATACAGAATTGCAAAAACGACAAGAGAAAGAAATTATCTTATTTTGAGGAAGGGGTTTCATATGTTTTTAAAACATTCGCTGTGTTGGGTGATATAAACAACCAAACCGGGTTCAACAAAGGAATAGATGGTTATTTTGGTTACAATTTTCTTGAAATGAATGCGACTCCTTCTGTGAAGGCGGTAGAGTTCGATTGGTATTATGCCAACTCTGTTGGATCAGATGTCTATGATGATGTCGATTATCCAAAAGATTACAAGATATCGGCATACATGACATATTATGACGCCATTTCATATCTATTAGCCACAAGCACCCCGACAAGAAGGAAACATCGCAATATACCCAATGATACTGAATTTCAGAATATTTACAATCTCGCATTGAAGGTTTACGATCCTCTTTGCAAGAAATTTAATGTCAAAGTTCGAATAAGTAACGCATTTAGAGGTGAGTTCTTGAATAGCGATATTGGTGGTGTGCCGAATTCACAACACAGGGTTGGAGAGGCAATGGACATCGATGTCGATGGTACGAGTATCACCAACAAAGAGATATTTTATTACATAGCGAATAACCTTCCGTTTGACCAATTAATTTGGGAGAAGGGCACTTCCACCAACCCCGATTGGGTGCACGTGTCCCTTAAATTAAGCGGTAATAGGAACAGGCTGACCCTTTACAATGGGGATACTTACATCCACGCATCCACAGTAGAAGAATTTAACGAATTGCATGCATAAAAAACGCCCCTTCCAGGGCGTTTCTGTTCTTATAATAACTCTTTTTTGAATTCATGTAGACCAATAATATCATCATCAACTCCATTCTTATTATAAATCATTTCCTTGATTTTTTGAATTGCTTTTGAAATATTGTCTTTAATATTATCTTTATTTAATCCTTCTAAGATTTGAAGGGTTTCATTTCTGTATAATTCGAAGAGTTCTTGTTTTTCTTTATCGTTTGATTTAATTAATTTTTGAAGTAGATTCTTGTCGTTCTCATTTAAAGACTCATATTTCTCGTTAAACTTGTTAACCGCAATCTCGATCACCTCTTCATTCAAGGGTTTTACGTCAGTATTTTCAATAAGATTTTTTTTCGGTTGTTTAATGTGGTTTAAAACAACATTAAACGATTCGTGAATTGCATCAACATCGATTTTGTCATAATCATTCAGCGATTCCCGAATCAAACAGTCGATAGCATTATATAAATTAACTTTGGAAGCGGTATTAATATCACCATCAGGAATCACACCTTCACCAATGAATCCGTTCAATTTTTCACGCTCCTTTTCCACTTCATTCAAAGTATATACTTCGAATAATTTTATGTTGTTATCAATGTAACGTGTGGCAGCGATATCGTTATCAATATGCTTGGATTCAAGATTATTGAATACCTTAAACTCCAATTGCAAAATTGGAGATTTCTTCACAACGTCGAAAAACTCCGTCGTGAATCTTTTCGATTCTTCAATTAAAGTGTTACTGAAATAAGCATCCTTTAATCGATTCGAAACTATCAAATTAACAACTCCTATGTTGGCGTGTTTCATATGGTTTAATTCGATTTATTATAAATACTGTAATTAACTATAAATGTTCTATTGATACAATATATTAATTACATATGTGAATTATTCCTCAAGATTGATGTTTTCAATGTCTTTAAAATCAATATCTTCGCCTTCATTAATTTTTTGTTTCTCATGAATGTCGTTATTGTTTTCAAGTAGCATATCTATTTCGCTGATCATTATCTGCGCTTTCCCGATCATTTTATCGTTGATCTCGTTGTTTTCATTGATAACCTTCTTGTGTTCTGGTTCGGGTTCAGAACTACTTCCATAAACAAGTTTCTCAATTAATTTATTGTATTTTTCCATATTCGTCTTTCCTTCAGCCATAGGTGGGAGTTCGCCTCCTGTTGGTGGTGCTCCGCCACCCAATGGTGCTCCGCCAATATTTTCAGGTGCTCCACCTGTTGGTGGTGTTCCTGCCGGTGGTGCTCCGCCACCCATCGGAGGTGCTCCTGCGGGTCCGCCTGCCGGTGGTGCTCCAGGAAGTTCACCGGGTGCTCCACCCATTTCAGTTGTTCCTGACATTATACCCGCAGTTTCACCGAATCTTTTATCAATATCAGCAAATAATCCGGATTTTTTAATGGATACGGGTGCATCAGCGAGTTCCTGCATTACAACTTTTTCCATTTTTTGCTGTTTCAAATCTTCAACAATTTCTCTATCGCTCATATTGAACAAAATCCTCTTTGCATTGGTATGAGACATTGCACCAAGACCTGCTTCTGCACGGGTAAGTTCATTGTAAGTTTGTGCTTTTTCACGCAGAAGTTCAGCCTTCATCTGTTCTTGTTGAATTGATGGGTTCGTTAATGTCAATGTGAAATTGTTCAGGTCTTCACCAGTATAGCCCATCAAGTACAAATGGATCATAGCCATTTTATTGAGTTCTTGAATCATGGCTTGTTGAATTCGATTTATCTTTTTTGCAAAACGAATATCATATTGAGCCATATTTTTACCCGCACCTGCTGCATCTTGGAAACTAAGAAACGGTTTCGGAATTCCGAGTCCGGAAAAAAGATTGTCACGGAGATATTCAATATCATGTATTTGGTCGAGATTGTTTGCACCAGGGAGTGTCTCAATACCCGATTGAGTGTTTGCATTTCTCACAGGCAGAAAATAATCCTCGTCATTACCCAAAATGTTGAAACGATAGTCGATTTGACCATCATTTGGAGAAACTTGTGCAACCTTCTTGAATTTGGTTGCAACCTTATAGATATACTCCTCGATATCCTCTTCATCAATATTTCCAACATCAATCTTGAAGACTTTCTTTTCACCTGCACGGACGATACGATATGTTAACATAGCATCTTCGGCCATTACCAATTGCCTGAAAACCCTGCGGACTTTATTTAAAATTGACGATCCGTAAGGCAAGTATTTGTCATCACCGAGAAGCCTGAAGTGCGCTATTTCAAATACGTTGAACTCATCCCCAGTCATTCTTTCCTTGAATTTGATAATTGGTTTGCCATTCTGAATTCTCTCAAACCTCTCAATTTCATAATTGACAAGTTGTTTTACATGGGTAATACCTTTCTTTCGTTCA